GACCTGGCTGATGTACTGGAGCATCAGGTTGCGGGTGGGAGTGGTGGGGGCTCCGTTGTGGACGTAGGTGGACTTCCAGAAGGTGTTGTTGGGCCGGTTGATGCCGCCGTAGGTGGCGGCAAAGGTGCCGTCATCGACAGCAGCGGGAAGACCGATCATTGACTGCGTGTTCGACACGTTGCCGTACATATCGGCGGAGAAGCGGTCGAGGGTGACGTTGGTAGCGTCGTTCATGCGCGCTTCGATCAGCGGCACGACGCTGTAGTCCAACTGCACCAGACCTTCGAAGCCGAGGAACGGGATCGCCGTCAGGTAGCCCTTGAGGTTGAACTCGGCGTTCTGAAGCCCCGGCGTATTGGAGGGCTGGTTGAACGATCCGTCGTAGCCGACGTTCTGGATCGTCACCATGGGATTGCCTTGCAACGGCACGGTGATCGGGGACAGACCGCCCGAGGCCACCATGGCGTGAGACAGCATGGCCGCCATCCACGGCGTAGACTTCCAGAGTTGGATGAAGACCTTCGGCAAGAAGGCGCGGCGCGTGACGGCGGCCAACTCAGCGGCGATGGCTCCCTGAGCTGGGATGATGCCCTGTCCGAACTGCGGCATTTCTCAATCCTTTCAATGACTTAGCAGATGGTCCTATATTACTACTTCATAAGTCCCAGAGCTGCCAAGTCTTTCCTGCCTTGCTCGATGAAGGAAGCATCGAACGATCCCTCGCCGTAAATCCTCAGCGTTTCCTTGGCAAACTCGACCTGATCGGCAACACGATGGCCCTTGCCATGTCGGGTGCCCCACAGTTCGAGGTTTTCGGGTCTGTTATCGAGACGGTTACCGTTCTTGTGGTGCACCGTTTCGTGCCGCTCCAGCGGCCGGCCAAGCATCTCCTCCATGACCATCCTGTGCTCGGCACGCTGAACGCCGTTCAGGCTGATCATCCGATAGCCGGTGTGATGCACATAACCAGGACGAGACGTGATGCGGGCGCGGCTACGGCATTCTCCAGAGCAGTAAAGGCGGTTGGCCTTCATGCCGCTCGAGTGGCCACGCTTGTTGAAACGACGAGGCTCAAACGCCTTGCCGCAATAGGCGCAGTCCTTGAACAGAAAGGGTTTGCGGAAAGCCATCTATCTCTTCCCTGCCCGCAATTCGTCAATCACCGAGTAGGCGGCATCCATGGCAGCCTTCTCGGGATTGGCCATCAGGCCCGGCAGATCGGGGAACTCCCAGATGCGGCCGGCCTTCTGATGTTCGGGACGTGTCGAGTTGACCATGGCCGGGCCATCGTCAGCCCGGTACAATTTGGCGGCATCCTCATAAGCAAGATGCGGATACTTCTTGAGCGGGCCTTCCTCGATGGCCTTGACGACATCCTCACCAAGCTCGTCCACCAAGCCCTTGCGCTGCCTCGTGCGCTGGTTCTTGGCGCGGTTCTCGGCTTCGGCCTGCTTCTCCTTTTGGAGGTCGGCCTTGATCTCGGCGCGCAGGTTGTCGACCGCGATGTCACCGGGCAACCGATAGCCAGGCTCCAGTTCCTTGATCATGCCAAGCGTGCGGGAGCGGGTCTTCGGGTTGCCGGCCAGCTTGTGAAGAAGATGACCGAGAGCCGCAGCGGTCTGCGGATGAAGGTTGGCCATTACTTCTGGTTCCCTCTTCCGGTGCGGGCAAGCTCTGCGCTGCCCTCCATGTGATGGTTGATGTCGTGCTTGCTGTTCATGGGGAGCTTCGGCTTCTGGTCACCGGCATGAACCATGGACAGGCCGGGATAGCCGCGCGGATTGTCGTACTGCTCGGGCTGCATTCGGCGCAATATTTCAACCGCGTCAGAGCCGCCGATGTCAGTGGCGTCACCGCCCACCTGGGTGGTGTTGCCCTTCGGGGCCGGCACCGCCGGCAGTTCGTCGCGGTAGCCGCTCCAGGTCTTCGGCTTTTCGGCGCCGGGCTCATAGGTTTCGAAGGGTGACGAGGTTTCGTAGAAACCCCGGCCCTTGTCCCGCAGCCCGCGCTCTTTGCGGCTCTTGGCCATCACACCGGCTTGCCCTTGCGCGTCAGATCACCCTTCTCCAGCGCCAGCGGGCGGTCCCTTTCAGGGACCTTCGAAGGCCCCGAGAAGCCGCCAAGCTGCGGATAGGACGGAATGTTCTGGAACAGACCGTTCTTCTTCTTGCGTTCACCCATGGAGCCGGTGGCCACCTTGGGTTTCAGATAGTTGTACTCCGCCATGATCAGCCTCCGAGACCGGGCGGCATTCCACCGCCGCCGCCGCCCATGCCGCCTGGAGCAGGGCCGCCAAGCTGGAGGCCAGGCGGCGGCATGTTGTGGCCTTGCAGACCCATGCCCGGCTTCGCCGCAGCGGCAATGCGCTGACCGGCAGCCTGGGTGAGGTCTTCGTCGTTGGATTTTCCGAAGTGCGCTTCCAGCGCCATGACGGCGCGCAGCAGCGCCTGCCGCGCCTTGTCCCCTACGGGGAGCGCGTTGGCAGCCTTCATCAGAACGGGAATGGTTGCCTTCACGTCGGCTTGCGCCGCAGCCTGGGCACCAGCACCCGCACCGGGGCTCATGGCCGGTGAGGTGCCCGGGCCGGTCGGTCCCCCCATGGGGGACTTCGGCATTGCCATCGTGGGCATTCCAGGAACAGGCATGGCCGCAAAAATAAAAGAGTGCGCGCCTGCTCGTTAAGTCCCAGATAGCAAAAGCCCCGGGCCGCAAACGCAAGCCCGAGGCTTTGTAGCTGTCTCTCCTGACGAGAGCCGTCCAACCGCCTACCGGCGGCCGCGACGATGACGCCGACGACGTGCCATCTGATGCTCCTCTTGTTGCCCGGCACTTACGTCCGGTTTTGTTTGAGGTACACGCGAGCCTATCCCCCGAAGGGGGACAGGTACATCAAGCAACCGCCTTGGGTTTGCTGTGCTTGCCCTTGCTGGGATCGATGCCGTGCTCGATCTGCTGCTGCTTTTCCTTCTGCTCGGCCGCCACCCGCTTGCGCAGCTTGTGTATGATGGCGTCGGCGTTCGGCGGATTGAGCATCCGGACCAGCATTTCGCGGTCGATGGCCTGAGCCCTGAACAGACCGGAAGCCTGCTCCTTCGCCTCGTCGGCAAACAAGGGAGAATGGGAATGTCCGGAGACCCTGATCTTGAAGCGCTGCTCGGTGACCTGCGCCGGAAGCAGGACCTGCCCCGCGTCCGTCTTCATCCGATTGGTCGAATTGCGCTGGATAAGCTTGATGCCGATTTCCGCCAGCTTGACGAGGCTCTCCTCAAGTCCTACGGCCACCTTCTTGATGCGGCCGGAGCCGGTCATGACCATCTTCTTGGCCTGCTTTTCACCGCGCACACCCTGCTCACCTCGGCCCATGAGCATTTCCGTCAGGCCCGAAGCCTCCAGGAAGATTTGCCCGATCTCCCGGAACTCGGTAAATAGGTCGGGGGTGACCGGCGGGCGCATCATTTCGAGCTTGGCACCCGGTATCTGGTCGAAAGCGTAGCTTCCGGGACCGCCGAAAGCGTCCATTTTCTCGTCGGTCATGCCCATGAAGCCGGACGCGGTCTTCGGAGGGTCGACATTTTGCTCCAAAAGATCAGCAATTTGCTGCAAGCGCTCATTCGTCCATATCTGCAGTGGGATCAATATGTCGGAGTGAGCTTTGCCCCAGAAGTAATCCGGCCGCTTGTAGGGAATGATTGGTACGAAGGGGTGAGCCTGCTCGATCCCGAAGATGTTGCTCTCGCCTTTGTAGCGTTCCGCAGCGAGCTTTTCGTCAGCTTTGCGCAGGGCTTCGATAGTCTCGCGGCTGTCCGCGAGTACCCCGTCGATACCGTCTGCCTTTATGAAGGTCGCATAGTCGTCAGTGTTGTCGTCCCATACCCAGATTTCGTGGAAACGGACCATCGGGTTTTCAGAATTCGACGTGTAGGTCGGCCGTGGCTGGAAATCCACGGACGCACGACCCAGCACCCCGCCAGAAAGGTTAGGTCCGGAGGTCGCGTCTATGATCAGATTCGATAGAACAGGGGGGAGGTCTTCCGAGAACTGGCCGGGATACCGCCGCAGCTTCTTGATTTCTGACTTGCGGCCGGCCCGGATCAGGCGCTGGACGGCGTTTTCCCAATTGAGGCAATAGGTGTGAATGAA